ATATGAAAAGGTAGATGATTATGGTGGTACTAATACTTCAAACATAATCCTAATTCTTTCTGAATCACAACACAAAGATGCATTGGTAGTAGATAAAGAAATTACTTTTATGTCTTGTATAATTCAAATAATAGGAATTTTATGATATATTTTTTTGGAGATAGTTTTACTTGGGGACAAGGATTATATTTTGAAAAATGGCACGAAAAAGGAATTAAAAGTGATTTGATGGCAAAACATATGCCTGATACATTTCCTCAAGAGTGTTTATCATATGATGATAATAAAATTAGAAAAGAAAGACATTTTCCAAACCTAGTTGCAAAACATTTTGATAGAGATTATATTACAGATTGGCATAATGGTGGAACTAATTATAATGTTTTAAGATTTTTAGGATTAGTTACAGGTTCACCAATACAAGATATTACAGTTTTTCAGTTTACATCTCCATTGAGAATGCATCATCCACTTGTTCCACCACCAACTCCAAAAGGTTGGCCAGAGATAATACCAACTAGAAAAGAATTACCCTTGGATGTAATGAATGATATTGAAGCATCTTATCACAATAATAATGTTGGTAGTTGGATTAAAGAAATGAAGAATTTAACTGATAGACAAGAAGATAAAGATGTAGTAGAAATTTATAAATTGGCATATGAACAGGCATGGTTAGTAGATTATGTTGCACCACATTGTTCAAACAATGGTATTACATGGATTGGATTTGGTTGGTGGCCAGAAACAGGTCAAATATTAAAAGAATTTTTTCCAGAACATTATGTTCCTTTATACTATAAGGGTAAGGAACATTTTGGTTTTGAATCTCTTCTTGAATTAGATAACTTAAAATTAAAAAATAAATTTGAATGTCCTGATGAACATTTATCATCAGAAGGACATGAGGTTATTGCGAAATCAATAATAAAAAAAATAGAAACAGACGGCCTATTTGATAATAATAGGATAAAATCATTTAAATTAACATAATGGCAAAAATTATAGGAATGAATAATGGTGGTGGGAATACACCTCCACCTCAACAACCAAAGATAGATTTATCTAAGGCAACAGAAATGAAATGTCAAGAATGTGGTGGTACTGTGTTTATACCAGGTACTAAGTTCTTGAAGATTTCAAAAATGATAACAGGTACTCCACAAGATGCAATCATACCGGTAGAATTATATCTATGTGGGGATTGTGGTGAAATCAATAAAGAGTTATTACCAAAGGAATTACAGAATAATGGCTAAATCTTTATTTGACCACATAAAGGCAGTAACACAATTTCAAGACCCAAAGTATTGGGATAAACTTGAGGATGATGATAAGAAAACTTGGAGTAACTATATGGTACATCGTTTTCTTTCTATGAATCCTGATTGGATAGAAGTTCTTTCAGAGATACAACCATACACACAAGTTTTAGAACCGAAACAATTATATCTTGCTCTTATTGGTATATTACCAAAGGGTAGATATTATTTGAAATATACAAAAGGAAAGAAATCTGAAAAATATGAATCTTGGTTAGTTGATTTACTAATTAATGAATTTATGTGTTCAACAAAAGAAGCCGAAGATTATTGTGAAATACTATATTCAACCAAAGAAGGGAAAGAAAATATAAAATATATTTGTGAGAAATATGGTATTGATAAAAAACAAATAACTAAACTTAAGTTAAAGATATGAAAATTACTCAGTTAATAACGATAGTAATACCATCTTACAATGAAGAAAGATATATCTATAACACTTTATGGAAAATATCAAGACAAAGATTTATTGGTAGTTTAGAAGTTATTATAGCTGATGGTAATTCTACTGATGATACACTTAAATTTATAAATAAGGCCTCTGAAGATTTCAAAAACTTATCAATTAAAGTTATAAAAGGAGGTAAGGTTGGTTATGGTAGAAATCAAGGAGCTAAAATAGTAACAACTCCTTATATTCTGTTTATGGATGCGGATTCTATTCTTATAGAACAAGATATACTAATGGAATCACTAAAGTACTTAGAAACACACGAAATAATATCAGTAAAACAAAAATCAATAACACCAGAAGATAGAAAATCAACATACACTTACAAAATATTAGATTGGATTAGAAAAATAATGCCAATCACATTTTGTACAGGTTGTTTCTTCTTAATATCAAAAAAGAAATTTGATGAATTAGGGGGATTTGATGAAACCTTACAAAACTCAGAGGATTTTTGGTTAAGTAAAAAGGTTAAAACCTCTAAGTTTAAAATATTAGATAAACATATAGGCCAAGATAATAGAAGATTTTTAAAAATTGGATATTGGGGATTCTTAAAACTTAATATTTTAAATTATATAAACTTTTGGAATATTAAATGGTTTAAACAAGATGTTGGTTATTGGAATTAAATCACTTTTTGCTTGGATATATCAAATAATTTTCGTATATTTACATAGTAAATAAAACATAAAAGTATGGCAAGAGTAAGTTATTCTCAGTATGGTATGTATAGTTCATGCCAACAACAGTACAAATTAAATTATATTGATAAGTTAGGTATTAGTAATGCTAATATTCATCTTATCTTTGGTTCAGCAATGCACGAAGTAGTACAACATTTCTTAGATGTAATGTATAATGTTACTAAAAAACAGGCATTACAACTAAACCTAGAAGAAATGTTACATTCTAAACTAGTAGAACATTTCATGAAGTACAAAGATAAGATGGGTGAAGATGACCCATGTACCCAAGCAGAACTTGGTGAGTTCTTTGAAGATGGTAAGAAAATCTTAAAATACTTCACAAGTAAATTAGATAAGTTATACACTAAAAGTGGATTCGAACTAGTAGCAATAGAACAGAGATTAAATGCAGAGATTAAACCTGGTGTTAACTTCATTGGTTTTATTGATGTACTTCTAAAAGATAAAGTTAAAGATGAATACATTATCATTGATTTAAAAACTGCTACAAGAGGTTGGAGTAAGTATCAAAAGAATGATAAGGTTAAAACATCACAGATGTTACTATATAAGAAGTTCTATTCTGAAAAGTATAACATACCTCTAAACAAGATTAAAGTAGAATATCAAATACTTAAACGAAAAATAGCAGAAGGATTAGATTTTCCTATCCCAAGAATATCTAAGTTTGTTCCTGCAAATGGTACTCCATCTATGAACATGGCTTGGAAAAACTTTATGGGATTTGTTGATTCTGTATTTGGTGAGAATGGTGAGATTATACAAACAGATTTTCCAACTAATAAAGGTAAACCTTGTGATTGGTGTGAATTCAAAGAAAGAGGATTATGTTCCGCTTGGAATTAGTATGTTTTTTAGATTTATATATATTTATATAAAACAATACAAAACAAGTTATGGCAAATACAAAACTTACAACAGTAAAAATTATTAAAGATATCTATTCTAAATTTAAAAGATTATCATTCGATTCAAACATTACATTACAAAAACTAGTAAATCGTTCTGTTGATAAATACGTTGAAGATGATTCATTTAGAACAGAAATCAATAATTATGAAAATTTGAAAGAAAGCGGTTCAGTATTTTAAAAACAAAAAAAGAAAAAAACAAAAAATGAGTACAGAAAAAGCAAGTGGACCTCAGTTAAATTCACTTAGAGATAATTTTAATGAATTAGTTTCTAAGAAAAGAATGGTCGGTAGCACGAAAAGAGTAATTTGGAAATCTAAGAGAAGATTCGGAAACATTTAAAAAAATTATTAATTAAGGTTATATGAGTAAAAAGAAGAAAATTTTATTACTATCTGATGATTTAAGAATGTCATCAGGTATCGCAACAGTATCCAAAGAATTAGTTTTAGGAACTTTAGATAAGTTTCATTGGGTTCAATTAGGAGCGGCAGTTAATCATCCTGAAAAAGGTAAAGAAATAGATTTAGGAAATGATGTTCGTAAAACAACAGGTATCAAAGATGCTTCTCTTAAAATCATTCCATGGACTGGTTATGGTGATGCAAATATTCTAAGAGAGTTGATAATGAGACATCAACCTGATGCTATTCTTCATTTCACAGACCCAAGATATTGGAGATGGTTGTATGATATGGAGGCTGAAGTTAGACAAAACATTCCAATCTTATTTTATCATATATGGGATGATTTACCAGACCCTGATTACAACAGAAATTACTACGAAAGTTGTGATTGGTTAGGATGTATCTCAAGACAAACTTATGGTATCGTAAGTAGAGTTGGTAATATAGAATCAGAAACAATAAAAACTCTTGAAGATTGGCAAGTTGATTATGTACCACATGGAATCAATTCTAATACATACAAACCAACAGAAGTTCCAAGTGATTTTAGAAAACAAGTTACAGGTGGTAAAGATTATAAGTTTGTTCTATTTTGGATGAATAGAAATATCAAACGAAAACAACCATCAGATGTTATTTGGGCATTCAAAAAATTCGTTGATGGATTACCAGAGGAAGATAAAAATGAAGTTTGTTTAATAATGCATACTGCACCAAGAGATAAAAATGGAACAGATTTATTTGCAGTAGCTGAGAAAATTGCACCTGGATTAGATATCAAATTTTCAACAGAAAGAATAAATCAAAAAGAACTTAATTACATTTATAATATTGCAGATTGTACAATCAATATTGCAGGTAACGAAGGATTTGGATTAGTAACTGCTGAATCAGTAATGGCAGGTACTCCTATCATTGTAAATGTTACAGGTGGATTACAAGACCAATGTGGATTCAAAAAGAAATCAACTAAAAAATACTTTACTGCTCAAGATTACAAACAAATCGGTTCACTTCACAATTACAG